AACTCAGATATGCGTACTGCTTTGAAAGAGAATCAAGTTCCTTTCTTGAACGCAGCAGTTCCTGATGGGAAACGAGTAGCCATGCGCTTAGACATTCCCGCATACAAAAATTACGGAACTTGGGTTCCTGTAATTCACGAACCGAAAGCCAACTTTCAGGCTGGCGAGAAACTTTCGTATCAATCTACAGGGGTTCTTGAAAACGTGCAGCTTGGCGTGGCTGGTAAGGGAATCGCCGCTTTAAATATAGCAACTGGAAAAGACAAAGGAACTATAGCTACGATTATAGGAACTTACAAAAATGTAACTCCTACTCAAGCTAAGAAGATGGCCGACAAGGCCCTCAAAGATCCGTCTTACATACAGGTGGGCATGGACCCAGAGCGCAGAGGTTACTTCTACAATCGTGAAACAATGAAAGAGGTGATTGCTGGCGACGAAGCAATCCAAGTTGGACCTCTTGTCTTAGTTAAGAATCCAGTATACGGAGCTACACCTAGTAATGAATACTTGTCATTAGGTGAAGTATCTGAAAGCATAGAAAATCAATCAAAAAATGAAAAAGAAAACACCCAAGAACAGTCGGGCACAGGCGCAACCTCAGCCCCAGCAGGAAACCGCCTCTTCAGTCAGCCCCTCCAGGATGCTACGTCGGTATCGGAACGATACCAAGGGACTCAAGGAATACGTGAACAAGAACCTAGACGCATTGTTGAGCTAGACGAGGAGCGTGCTGCGGTTATAGGCAAGGCCTATGACAAGATGAAGCACGACCCTAAAAACCCAGAAGTTGTTCGTGCATATCAAGCACTAGTCAAAGAAACCTTAGCTCAATATGATGCTATCCTGGAAGACGGATACGCTATGGAGTTGAGCGATGCTGAGTACGACAACTCTCAAGACATGATTGAAGATGTACGCAGCCGAAAGGTTATGCGTGTGTTCTCAACCGAAGACGGATTCGGCACAGAAGGAATCACGGCAAAAGAAAGGCGTGAAAATCCCATGCTTGCCGAGACTGGGCGAACAGATAAAAACGGTAAGCCCCTGCTGGTCAACGACATATTTAGATTTGTCCACGACTTCTTTGGTCACGGTAAACTGGGCAACGGGTTTGGTCCACTAGGAGAAGAGAACGCATGGAACGTGCACTCACTTATGTTTTCTCCGTTGGCCCAAAGAGCATTGACTACCGAGACTCGTGGTCAAAACTCTTGGGTAAACTTTTCTGGAGTAAACGACAAAGCTTTTGAGATACGCAATCAAGCAAGGCAAGCCCGTGCAGATGGTGACCTAAAGAAAGCCAAGCGCCTAGCTCAGAAAGCATACAGCAGTATGCGCTTTGCCGAACAAAAAATTGGTCTGTTGCCTAAAGAGTTTTCCGAATCTAACTACCAAGAAGATGTAACAGCTCAAGCGGCAGAGACTGCCGCAGAGGATCGTGGTCCTCAAGAGACGTTTGATAATATCAATCAGCTTGAAGACTTCATATCGAAGTCCTTCGATTCAATAGCTGATAAGATGGGTATTAACATATACCCCAACATGGTAGGGCAGTTCGTGGCGCAGTACAACGTCTCGCAGAAAATTATTGAGTACAACCCCAGGGCTTTGCTTAACCGAACTAAGGCTGGAGTGCAGGCCGCAATGCGTGAAGAGATTATTCACGCCGCTATGCACAGCGTTCTTATACAGAAAGAAAAGAAAGCTAAGACTGGGCGTAGCGAAGATGCGCTATGGGTAGATTTCTTTACTGCACTTGGTAACAACCTAACCCCCCAAGAGCGTGCAGAGATTAAGGCCGTGTATCAATCACTACAGGAAGGCAACGCTGTTGCCTTTGGCTCAGAGTACAGCCGTGCAGTCGTGCAGAAGTTTAGGTACGGGGACTTCACCGAGCAATACGTTGCAGTAGACAAGGGAGGTCCAGCCTTTCAGGCTATCGTAGATCTCCTTCGTTCTGTGCAGGCCTACATGGCTAAGGTCCTAGGGCCTATGGTAAAGACTAACCCTGAAGCGGCTCAAGTAATCGTAGATACAGTAGATCTTCTTGATGCTATTGACCCTTCGATTCGTCCCAAGAATCAGCAGGTGGTGGCCAACGCCTACGATGCAGTCGATAAGAATGCAGCCGAAGAAAGCGCCCAGCCTGGAGAAACGGCAGACGCCCAAGCGTCTGAGCGAATCAGAGAAGAGCGAAAGTGGTGGTCAGATCATGCAATCCTTGGGCCTGTTCGTAAGGGTGCTTCTAAGTATTTAACTCCAATCATTACTCGGTTGAATCGCATCAACTTTAGGTTCGGTAGAATAATTCAAAACCTAGACACTGCTATAAGAGAGCGTTCCTTTAGAAATCGAAAACAAACCGAAGCATTTTTTAATAAACTTAATTCAATCAAGGGCGAGCAGTTCCTTGAATTGAAACAGTTATTGTACTTTAGCCCTACTCCAGATGAGGCCAACCTGCCAAAAAATAAAGCGATATTACAGCGCAGAGATGCGCTACTTCATAAGTATGGTTTGCTCAATATGTATCGCTTGGACATTCAGCCCATCATGGAGGAGATATACGCAGAGTATACTAAACTTGGTATGCCTTCAATGGGTTACCTTGAGGAATATTTTCCTCGGGTAGTCAAAGATCTTAAGGGCCTAATTAACTCCTACGGGCAGAAGACTAAGCGCACTTTTGAAATGCTGGTCAGAGAAGAAAACGAACGTCGTAAAACACTCACGGACAAAGATGGATTGCCAGCTCCGCTTCCTCCGATGGAGAAGACTGAGCTTGCAAGGTTCTTCCAGGACTTCCTGCAGAATAAGTTCCGTGTAGATATTAACGGCGTTAAGCTTCCAGGTAATGTTAAGGCCCGTGAAAGGACACTGATACCAAGGAGCAAGTTAAAGTTCTACGACAACCCAAGCGTTGCCTTCGGTAAGTACACTACCAACATGAACCGTGCTATTGAAAGTTTCAAGGTTGTTGGTGATACACGTAAGGGCGACGATAGACTTCAAGGCGAACTAGGCAAGCTAACCGAAGAACTGTTCAGCTCAGGTCAAATTGATTTAGCCGACGCCGATGAACTAAAAACTTTAACCGAGTTGATTACGGCGCAGTTCCAAGCAGAGAATGAAATACTTAAGAGCCTTGGCACGATTACGTATATGCTTACTCTAATTAACCCTGGCCCTGTCCTCGTGCAGATCATGGACTTGTACAAGGTTGCACTGAAGCGTGGATTTGGAGCGGCCTTGTCGGGCACCTATCGGACAGTCACTGGTAACCGTAGGTTCGACATAGAAAAAGACTTTAGCATAGCAAAGACTACGCTTGATGCTGAGTTTCAAGATCCCAGCTTCCTGCAGAAGGCGCTGGACATCGGCCTTAGCCGCCTAGTTCCTTTCCGCCAGATGGATATAGCTATGAAGCACGCCAGTATAGAGGCGACGTACGACGACTTCTTGAAGAAAGCTAAGTCACCTGTAGGATCTAAGAAGTATCAGCAGTTACTTGACTATCTTACAATTAAGATGGGAGCAGTGGATGCACAACAAACTATTGACGATCTAAAGCTGGACAGGGCACAAGAAAGCATCTTTGTTAAGGAAGCGCTTCTGTCTGAACTACTTGAGCGCCAGCCATTGACTTACCTGCAGGTGCCCGAAGGTTACCAGAACAATCCTAAGGCGAGAATATTTTACAAGCTAAGTAGCTATATGCTACTGGACTTGAACTACAACAGGCAGGAGTTCATGAATGACCTTGCTGGACCAGGCAAGACACTTAAGCAACGAAAAGATGCGCTTCTAAAACTAGGGTACATGGCTACGCTTCTAACTATTTTTGGATTGCCCAGTGATCTGCTGGACGACTGGATAGCAGGCAAGGATACTTATATTCCCGAGCACGTAATGAATAATATTCTAGGAATGTTTGGCTTTAGTAGATACACAACTACACGTGCCCTTGAAAAGGGATTTGTCGATAGTGCAATTCAACGATTCACTCCTCCTACAATTAACATTCTGCTTCAGGCCGAACAAGACTTTAGGTCCTGGGTCACGGGGGATAAAGAATTATTTGAGTTAAAGTCCTGGCGCAACTCTCCGCTGTCCGATTTTTGGTACAATCGAGTTGGCGGAGGCAAGGACTCTCAAGAAAGATTGAGAAAAGAAAGAGCGAAGGATAGTTATTTCCCAGACATCCGCAGGTAGATCCTAAAACAAGTTTGGCCTCCCCCTGACAGATAAGGGAGAGGCCAAATGTTGAGGGTCAAAACTATGACGAAAAGCCCTCTACGTAACACATAACGTAACAATAAACATAACACACCTTATTGCTAAGGTAGTTTTAAATATGTAATCGCCTTAGTTTATTGCAAGTTATATCAGGTTTTACTTACGATATAAGTTTCATTTGTAGGTATATCGTAGAAGTATTCACCATTTGCGATCATTTTATTGGGCACCTCGATGAGTTTGTCATCGGTCAGTTGCCATCCGCAGATGCGCATAGCGTGACTGTACTCCTTGTTCCATATGTAGAATTGAATGGGCATAGAAAGGTTTGCGAACTTCTTCTTGCGTTGCGGCAGGTGCACGCTGGGCCAAGGGAACTTCGGCCCCTTCCAGGCGAGCTTGCACTCGCACTCGATAAAGCACAGGCCTTCCACTATTAGGTCAGCGCAGTACTTATCGGGGTTGTCTATAGCGGTGTACCCTTTGCGGGAGATGTACTCTTTGGTTGCCTGCCTGGCGGGGCTGTCCGTCAGTTCAAACATATCTACGTCGAATCGTTTATGCTTCATGCGCTTGGAGTTTATAAGATGGCATATGAATCCCAGCGTGAAAGCAGGCCTTGTGCAGTGCTTGCAGGTAGACGGAGCTGTCACTGTCCTCGGACCGCAAGCGAGCGTTAACTCGCTCGATGCCCTTGGTTACGCTTGAGCGGTTTCTGTTTACTAGCTTAGATATTTCTTCGTGAGTGCATCCGTGCAGGTGCAGGATATAAGACAGCGCATCTCTTGCGTATGATGCCCGTCGTGTCCTGGACTTACCTCGGATGACATTAGGTGTACTGCCAAACTCGTTGGCGGCGATTTCTATTAGTTCAATTTTTGTTTTCATTATTTTATTATTCCTACGCAGTGATATAGTTTGAAGATTCCACGAACGTCACGTTCGCCTTCTCGATTTTTAGCAACTGAGTATTGCAACTCAGTGTATGGTCCGACTGCGTCAACCTGCTTGGCTGACTCAACGTCCCCTCCCTTCGGCCACATAAGTACGACAGCGTCAGCGTCGTTCTCAATGTCACCAGAATCCTTGAGGTCGTACAAGGACAGTCCGCTTTCACGCTTGGCTCCCTCTCGGTTGACCTGCGCTAGCAGTAGTATGCCTATGCCTAGCTCGACGGCGATCTGCTTGATCTTGTGAGAGATCGCCGAGATGCCTTCGGTCTTGCCGAGGTTCTTACCGAACGGGATTAACTGCAGGTAGTCAATGACCACTAGCTTTACCCCGTGCTTACGGACCAGGATTCTTATCTGTCCCTTGAGATCATCTGCGCCCTGCACTGAGTGCACGGTATAGATGGGCAGAGTAGACAGCGTATCGTTTGCGGCGTGCACGGCCTTGACCTTAGCCGTAGAGGCTACGTTCTCTTCGATCTGCCGAAGGTTCACTCCGCTAAGAGTTTGAACCATGCGCCTTGCAATTTGTTTCTGCGGCATCTCGAAAGAAAAGATGCAGGTAGGTACAGCGTCCGCCTTGGCGGCACGCAGTGCAATATTGATAGCAACTGCGGACTTACCGCAGGAGGTAGGTGCGGCCACGATGCAGACTTCGCCTGCGCCTATACCACCCATGCCTAGCTTTTCATCTAAGTGCGGGATGTGCGTACGGACTACGTCCTTTACGAAGGTGCCATCTTTCATCTGTTGGAACTCGTCCTTGAGTATCTCAACGGACGTAGAGATCTTCTCGATACCTGCGCCCGAGCTTATGTCGTCGCCGAGGTCGGACTCTACTGCACCCTGGATGTCAGAGGCAGGCAACTGCTCCGATGCCGCCTGCTCGGCGGCCAGTCTGTAAGAGCGATGCAACTTTCTGAGGTTGCTCTTCTCTTTGACTATACCTGCGTAGTGCTTGATTGATGTAGTAGTCTCGGCCCCTTCGGTCAATCCTAAGATACCTGCTACTCCACCGACCTCGTCGATGCTGTTGTTTACCTTGAGCTTCTCGACTAGATGAATCTCATCTACGGGCTGGCCGTCGTTGGCAAGGTCGGCTATGCCTTGGTAGGCTAGCTGATGCTGAAGAGAATAGAAGTCCTCGGACTTCAGTATACGGCTGATGCTATCGTAGGCATCTGAGTTACCCTGCAGTAAACAGCAGGAGATAACTGCGTGCTCCGCAGATAAGTTCTGCGGAAGATCTGTGTTTGCTTCTAATAAGTTTGTCATAGTTTTGCATAGTGTTAAGTGCTGTGAGTTGTATAAAAATGCCGACTGAAGATTAGGACTCCAGTCGGCACGCTTGGGGTGTAGTCAAGGTTGACTTAGAACGGCACGGGGTCGTCGTTCTGCGGGGCTACTCCGCTAGAAACCACATCGGCTTCCTTCGGGTCGAATGAAACAGACAAGAACGGCTGACCCTTCTTGCTTGTTTTCTTCCAGGCCTTGAACCAGTAGTCCTTGCCATCTACTTCGCATGACCCCGTGAGGTCAGGGTGCGTGTCCGACTTCTTGCGGTCGTTCGTAAAGAGGGCGCCGCTGTTATTGTTGTCGTATTGTTTTTCCATTATATTAACCCGTCCAGGGTTTGTGTTTTCTTTTGATAGGAAGGTTCACCCTTCCCGTGAGTGTTTGTTGCATCGGCATCCTTGGTGTCGTCGATGCAAAGAAGTCCGTTGAGCGCATACTTGCGTGCATAGGATGAAGCCGAGCCAGTAATCTGGGCATCGTCCATGCCTTTCTTGACTTCAGCTTCTCTTGCGAAGGCACTCGCTTCGCTGACAATATCTCCGTGAGATTCCTCTAGCGTAGCTGTTGCCTTAACGTATACTCTGCCGCCGACCTCAACGATCTCGTCGTTGATAGTAAGGAAGCAATCGTACTTATTCAATAGAGGCTTGAGTGCCTCTAGTATATCTTCGGCGGATCTGTAAGAGTATCCTCCGAACTTATTAGTCCTACCCTTCGGAGCCTTCAGCTCGGTCTGGATGCACTGCATTATCTTGGGTGTGTTATCTTGGGTCATATGTTTTATGGTTTGCGTTAAGTGCACTGCTTAAGAAGCGCAGTGCGAAAGCATTTTGTGCGAGCCTTAGAATTATTGCAAGAATTAATTTCATCTGCATCGCATTTAAATTTTATGAGAGTCTTGATCTGTTCGTCTTTAGTTAGCCTGCCGAATCGGTTGCACTTCTGGCGTAGCCCTACTGGGTGCAGTACATCGGTTCGAGCTTCTTCTAGGTATGTAGCCAAGGCACGCAGTGCCTCTGGCAAAGTAAGGCAAGAATTGTTTTGGCCGAATCTTTTCCAAGAGTTTTCAATCTTGCCTGCCCATGCGTTGCTCTGCCTGTGCAGTACGCCTCGGACTAGGCCTGTATTGTGGCAGTGATCGACGACAGCGTCGTCTACCTTGCACTTAAATATCGGACATTTCTTGGGCAGGTTGGCCTGCCTCCAATCTTTAAGTTTATTCTGAGATAGGTATTTCATTGACGCTTATGACTTTAACCGAGGCCCCGTGCTTAGTCCGAGTCAATCCGTTTTTGTCGGGCTTCTTCGGGGCGAAATATTTTAACGCCTGCTCTTTTGTATGAGCGTGCTTCATGCACCTGCCGACGTAGTCGTCGGGCATCATTGAGTGCTTGTACTTTATCTCAAACAGCACGGCCTAGATGTCGGTGTATACCACTTGAAAATAACCGCCGTGACCTTGCAGTCTAATGACGTTGAACTCTACCCATTCAAGGGCTTCGTCGGGTTGCATTTTGTCACGTGTAACGAACACATCTATGAGTAGCTCGTAGCTGTAGCATAGGAATCCTTCGTCTGTAATCCCAAGCACGGCGGAGTCGCACCCCGTGAGTATCATAGCCTTGTCGTTCAGATAGTATCCCTGCTCGGACCAGTTGATTGGCTCTAAGTCTTTCATTGCTAATAAAATTATATGTTAACGTGCGCTAAGATAAAGAAAGTGACGGCCAAGAAGGCAACAAATATAGTGAATGCGTCCATGCTGTCCTTTTACTTTTTCATTCGCTTGTTCCAGTAAAGTTTCGCCATGAGCTTTGCGTTAGCGATACCTTTCTTTACGTCGTCTGTATTCCACACGTGGTGCCAGTGCTTCTTGGTGTCGCAGTCAATGACTACTGACCTGCACTCGGGCGTGTAGTCCAAGTTGTATTGCCGCTGTATAATGAAGGCTTCAATAGCTAACTGCTCGCAGTCCTTGTCGTATACCTTAGCCTTGCCCCGTGTGTTGGTGCGGCATTTGTAGTCCGCTAAAAAAAGATTACCTTCGTGGTCGTAGCCTACGAAGTCTACGCTACCTGCAATCTTAAGTAACCTGTCGGCCACTACGCATTCGGTAGCTACTGGCTTGACCTGCTCGTCTTCGATCTAGTCAAGGAAGGGTGTAGCCCATTCAGTGAAAGGGCATTCGGGCACCTCGTGCCCGTGCAACTTGGCTTGCACTAGCTCTTCGATTCTCTTGTGCACTGCAGTCCCGAAGTCTGACGAGGGTATGTCTTGCCCGTCGCTCGGGTGCTGTCGTGTACCGTATGTCATCTTCTCTACGGCCTGCCAAGGTAGCGTTGGGTTCTCCCGTGCTAGATCGGTGATCTTGCGGGGCTTGTAGATTCCATCTAAGAACTCGTCTTTGCAGATGCTTAGGACAGTGGTAACGCTTGGATAAATAGCACGGACTTTGCGAGCCTGTGCTACGGTGCTTATGTCTTCACGAAGGAAGGCATCGAGTGTATCATTGCAGTCATAGAAGTGAGCCATCCTAGTAGTAAGAGGCTCACCCTATGCGCTGTCAATTATATTTCCTCTTCGGACATATCCATCAAATAGTTGATGGCGTCACGGACTGAATCGGTGCAGAGTGTCTCGACGAGTTGAGTCTTGTGCGAGTGCAGTTCGATCTCGGTTTCATCGCTACTGATCATGTGCATGATGTCGATTTGATTCTCTTCGATGTAGTTCAAGATGTCCTCTGCGCTACGCTGTGGTAGCTCATGAGTTGGGACGAAGTATTTATCTCCGTCTTGTAGTTCTTCGATGGTGCAGTCATCGAACTTATTCAATAGGTTCAGACGTTGAACAACAACGTCCTGTCCTAGCTTTTGTGCTACCCCATCGGGGTAGGTGCTTATCTGTAGTTCGTACATAGTTCTTATCCTATGGGTGCTCAAGGACGGCTCCGTCTGCGATTGCTCCAGACAGTTCCCTTCCTGTGGTTAAAACTCGACGATCCTCGTCGGTAGACCACGTGTATAACCACGTCTCCTCTCCGTCGGATTCTCTGATGCCGATGACCTCGCAGTCCGTGAGAGTAAACCTCCCATGACTGCCCGTTAGTGTAGTGCCTGTTTCGTATTTCATAATTGTGCTTGACTTGTGTTTTGTGCTAGTTATAATTAAGGAATAACTCCTTAAGGAAGTGCCCCCTACAGGGGCATCTCCTTAGTAAAAAGAATCCTTAAGGAATACATCGATGATGTCAATGACCTTTTGCATCGTTAGCTTTATCGACCATGTCGGCGGCACGGCAGTTCATGCCTTGCAACCATCCTCGCTTGTGAGATCTAGGCCTGTCGTCTACGCAGTTCCCAAACATTTGAGAGTCACGGAGGACTGCTAGGCCTGTCATTGCGTGCGCTATGTGATGCTCACCAGAGTCTGGGTCGAGGTCTTCGCCCTCGTACCAAGCCGTGAGGTGCCGCCATACGGCGTCGTAGTATACCGATGCTCGGACTCCCTCTTGTCGCCAGTTGTAGGCTCCGTATTTCAAGTCTCCGTGCAACTTTACTAGGCCGCACTCCATTAGTACTGGAGCAGGTAGGCCAGAGATAGGTGCCTTGCGTATACCTACTCTGTCCTTTGGGTTAGTGCTTTTGACCTCGCTCATAGTGATGGCTTGTTAAGCTCCTCCTCCGAGTTGTAGTTCTGCAAGGCTTCCTTGAATGCGTGCAAGTCCTTGCGTGTTCCGATCCGATCACTCGGCTCATCGAGAGGATCATCGAGGATGTTCTTGAGGTATTGAATGCCAACACGAATGCTGGACAGCTCGGCCAAGGCCAAGTGAGTATAGCCCTGCTCGCTGATAGGAGCTTGGCGTGCGTCGCACTTGAGGATTTCCTGCAGTGCATTGTCGAGAGGCTTCAACCAGTGCAGGTTGAAGTCCGATTGTATTTCTGTATTTGTTTTCATAAATGGATACATGTTATTTGTTTTTGTAGAATCGAACCATACTATGCACGCTATCTTGTAGCTTGTCGAGTATAGCTTGAGGGTCAACGCCTTCAGCAATCTGAAGACGGTCGAGGATCTTGGAGTCCGAAGGGCGGCGACCGAGGGTGCGGCCAAAGCCGTAGCACCCGTCGGTGAAGCTGTGCCTCCCGTACGTTATGTCGGTCAGCACCATAGGCTTGTCGTCTACGATGTAGGCCTGTCCGATTTGTAGGTTTGATTTAGTTGTCATGTTTATTTACGTAGTGTATTTCTAGGTCTCTTGCATATGCTCGTAAGGCATCCACCTTCCATTCCATCTTTGATAATTCTTCGGGTGTGTATGCGCCTTCAGATCCGCCTTCGACTATAGATTCTTCTATGCCGTCAGCTTCAAAGCGTACGCTTTCTATTCTTTTTTCTAGGTCTGTCATAGTTATTTTAGTAGAAGGTTATGGCGATGGTAAACTTGAACGCTTAACGCCGCAAACTTTTCAGATATGTACTGCCCGAAGTATAGACCTCTGGCGTAGTCCTCTGGTTCTTTTCTTGATTGGAAAAAGGCTTTGGCGGCCTTGTTTCTGAAGCTCTGCTCCAGTTCTGAACGCTTGTTCTTTGGTGTTCTGAATATGTTTTTCATAGTTAGTTTGTGTTGGTTGTGTGTTAGTTATTTATAGAAGATATGCCGACCGATCTTGCAAGTCTTTTGCATGGAGCTAGCCCAGTACGGGTCGCAGTAGTCAGCGTGATAGTGATCGGCACCGCCCGTGTAATTAGTCGGAGCTGAGTGCACGATAGTGAGTGCCTCGTGCCACCGAGGGTGCCGCTTTGACTTGGCTAGCAGGGCGGCAATCTTGCCACTGTTCCAACAGCTGAACTGCTTGCGCTGTAAGCACACCTGCTTGGCCGTGAGACTGCGTTTGACAGCTCGGTTGAGTATAACCTCATGCACTGCTTGCATCGCCCCTTCAGTGTACTCTCCGCCCGCTTCCAGTATCAGCGTCGCCGCTACGATATCAGAGTCGTTGGCCGAGAGGTTCGACAGCGCAGTCAGCGCTGTAATTAGAATGATTCTAAATGTCTTCATAGTTTTAATCGGTTGATGTTTGTCTTAACTCGTCCCACCACACGTCGTCGTTAGGGATAGAATCTAGTTCGTGGCTAGGCGTTTTACCTGCTCCACTAAGCTCATCGACCCCATCTTCAAGAACGCTTCTCGCCTCTCTGAGTATGGTGTATAAAACCATATCGTCGGAGTCGTATGCTTGAGCAATTTGAGAAGTTAGATAAGCCCTAGCATAAGCTAAAGCTGTGATGTTTCGTTTGATAGTTTCTTCTTTCATAGTTTGTATTGCTGTGTTAGTTATTGGTGGATAGCACTGCTGATTCATCAGCGTCGATTACGTAGCATACGTCGGAATCTAGTTCCTCAAACCACTGCGAGTCGTGTTCGGTTAGGTTGTTGTTCTTAACCTTATCGATGGCCTCTTGTTCATTCCTTGCGAAGACGGTGTATCTTCTTACTCCAGATACAGGTTGATCTACATCGAAGGCTATTGGCGGATTGTATTGCTTATTGTATTGTTTCATAGTTTGTATTGCTGTGTTAGTTATTGGTGGAGGTGGGAGGAGTCGAACCTCCGTCCTTGGACTGCATCCAAGTCGAAACCCTGGCACCCCCGTTCACCCAGAAAGCCCACGCCTTGTGAGCGTGAGCTTGTGGGTTTTATTAACAACAATAGCAGGACAATTTTCCATCGGATTCTCCGATCATGTATGAATTGAAATCACTGCTGTTGAGGCAAGTAAAGGTGACGATGTGCCATTTGTCTACCTCGGCTTGATCCATCGTGTAGGCTAGACCCTCCGTTTGATCATCCGCTATGCCCCATTTATATTCTCCGACCCCGTCCGCTTTTAAAACGTCCATGTAGTCGGACAATGAGTATTTTTTCCATGAGTATAATACGTTGTTTTTCATAATTTTGATTGGTTAACTTGACGGCGTGTCCGTCTACCCAGAAAGCCCACGCCTTGTGAGCGTGAGCTTGGTAATTTAGATGCAGTATTTCTTGGATGCCTTTAGGTTAAAATCCCCATCAAAGTAGTAATCAGTATCTTTAGTTCCTACC